TCCTGCTCAGATAAGCAGATACCTTTCTGCATGGTGCGCTCGCCGTCCTCTTTGATACGCCATTTTCTCAGATCGAACTTCGCCGGTGCACCGTTAAAGGAGACCATGTTCAGCTCCACGGGCAGAGAACCAGCATTGCTGACAGTACCAAACTGCTTTTCAATGTTGTAAGTAAAAGTTTTTGCCATTTTTATATCCTCCTATGGCTAAATGTAGCTATACCCTGTATTTTTGGCATAGTTTTTTGATTTCTTTTTCATATTCCACGGCTGGGAGTTTGCGCTTTACGAGTTCCTGCTTTGCCGCTTCAAATAATTCCAATCTTCTTCGATAATTCACGGAACCTCCTTCTATTGCTTTATCTCGTTATATCAAAAAAGCCAGTACCACCTTGTTCAAATTAACAAGTATGGCACTGGCTCTAAGCTCTGGCACTCAATTGTAAATGGTTGCAACTCATATCAAGGAACCTCCTTGAATGTGCTGGTGGGCAGCCAGAACGAATACTCTGCCTGACCTGTTCTCCCATGGCGGTTTTTGGCTACGTCCAATTGCACTAAGGACGGTTGACCATCCGCAGGGCCTCCGGTGTAATAATCCTGCCGGTAAAGGAATATGACCGCGTCGGCATCCTGTTCAATAGCACCGCTGTCCCGCAAATCTGATAGCATAGGCCGCTTGTCCGCGCGGTTTTCTACCGACCGGGAGAGCTGGCAAAGGCAGATAACCGGTACATTGAGAGAAATTGCCATGCGTTTGAGTTCCCGACTGATTGTTGAGATATTCTCATAGGTGGATCCGCCGCGGGTGGCAGGCTGGATCAATCCTAAGTAATCCACAATAACGGCTCGCAGTTCCGGCACACTCTGGGCCAAAAGCTGGATTTGCTGCACTGTCAGATCGTAGCGGCTATTGAGAAATACCCCTTGCTCATAGAGGGCATTGCTCGCCATCGCAATACGTGTCCAGTCTTCTTCTGATACTCTTCCGGAAAGCAACCTTGCAGAGGGCAACCCCGTGAGACGTGAAACCCGCTTAGATGTAATCTGTTCCGGGGTCATTTCCAACGACACAAATAAACAGTTGCCTTGGATATTGTCCGCCAAATTGATAGAAAATGTGGACTTTCCTACCGCAGGGCGAGCACCTAAAATGTACAACCCTCCCCGGATAAAACCGCCGCCGAGGATCTTATCCAGCCTCAGAAAACCAGAGGACACAAAGTTTCGACGACCTTCTCCAGCTTCAACCACGTGGTCAGTAAACCTCCGCAGCGTGTCCGCCGGAGTCAACAAACCACGTTGGAAGTTATTACCCCGGATTGCTTCCGTTTCTCTTTGGAGGACTGCAAGCATCTCGTTAGGGGATGAAACATTGTCCTCCTGGATACGAGCAGCCAGTTCTTTGATTCTGCGTGTCTGCGCGTCCTCTGCTACACGGCGAGCATATTCCACGCAATTAGCGGCGGTGGGAGTACATTCCATCAAACCCAAAATAAGCTCATTGGATAAGTCTACACCTTCACGCTTCGCCCGACTTTTGATAGAAACCGGATCAATCACTTCACCGTCCGCAGATAAGGAGACCGCAGCAGAGAAGATTGCACCGCACGACTCTACATGGAAGTCATTACGATTCACAATGCCCCGAATTGCCCGCACTACCTCTCCGCCATCAATCAATAGCGCACCAGCTATGTATGCTTCATTATTCACGTCACTGGTCATGTTGTGTCCTTCCTACGAAACTCTCCGGAATTAGGATCATAATAGATTCCTTCCGGAAGCTGTGCCCCGCCTTCTGTGGCGGGCACGGCGTTCTTCTTTTGTTTAATATGTTTTTTTAAAGAGGTCGATTTACCGGAATCCGGTATTTCGGGATACGGTGGAGATTTGTTATCCGTATCCCGGTATTTGGGATGCGGTAAATCATCCGCCATTTCTTTGGGCTGTGTCGGTTCTATTGCCGCATCCCGGATATTAGGATACGGTACATCATAGACATACCACAGCGTTTTACCCAGTTTTCCCTTCGTTCTCTCTTGGACAATTCTCAAATACCCTATTTCGGTCAGCTTGTTAATACACGCCTGAACCGCTCCTTTTTTATCAAATGGCAACTCAGATAATAAAGCTTTATGTGAGAAATTCCAGTCTTGAGGCTTAGATAGCATCCATACCAACAGGCCGCGCTCACGGCAAGATAGCCGCTGATCTTGTAACAGAGAATTAGGGATAACTGTAAAATCCCGTGTATGATGCTGTCTTAGTACGGGCACACAACATCACCCCACATCGATCCGGCGAATGCCAGAGCTTGCGACTACAGTGACAGGAGCATTGTCACAACCATCCGCACATGAAAGATAGCGCACAAGCGCTGAGTAGGAGACTAGAGGTTTGGGGCCAATATAGCGAACCGGGATTTTCCCTTGTTTGACAAGCATTCTGATAGAATATGCGGAAATCGGGAGGCCTTCCGCCTTTGCTCTCATAGCCAATTTAGGAATTGTGCTGATATCAGGTTCCGCCATTTAGCTTGCCTCCTTCATAATCTCCGCTACGGATACTCCTAAGCCTGCAGCCAGTTTACCCGCTGTCTTCGGAGCACATGTCCCGCGTCCGATGATCGTACTGATCTGTTGCCGGGACACTCCACTTCTGGCAGCAAGTTCGGATTTGGTTAGGCCCTGTTCTGCCAGAAGTCGCACAATTTTCATAATGTCCAGCTTCAAGGTTACACCTCCTGTTTACAAAATGGTGATTTTAGTTTCCATCTGGTGATTCTATTATATTACCACTCGGTTACTTTGTCAAGTCTTTTTAGGAAGTTTATAGACAAATGTTGACAGGAGGTAACTTTTGCAGTATACTTTTATTGAGGTGAGGTATATGCCAACTTTGGGCGAACAACTTAAAGCACTACGTGTCAAGAGGAGAATGACACAGGAACAATTAGCGCAAAAATTGAACACCACAAAGGCAGCAATCAGCAGATATGAAAAAGGCCAACGACAGCCAAAACTAGAAATATTAACCGAAATAGCTATGATTCTTGATGCTAGTCCAGATGAACTGCACCATCTTTATCTCGAATTGGACGAGCTTAAAGGAGAAAACGGCTCCACTTCAAAAAATGCAATGATAAAATGGATGGAGACCATTTGCGGTGTTGCCAATTCTCTTGATGCAGCTGTCAAGAGTCTCTCCGATAATACCGCCAGCAATGCTAACACTGTTGAAGATGATTTTGATGAAGACAGCTCCCCATTTGCTATTTATCGTGCAGACGAAGAAGTAGTAATTCAGAAGCTGATGGAAATTTTCAAAAAATTAGACAGAGATTGGCAGGTTGAGCTAATCGAGGATGCTGAACGTTATTTAGAGTTCCAGGAACAAAAGAAGGCCAAAATGCAGAAACTCAAACAGGATGTGGAGTAAAATGGCACACATTGAGAAAATCGAAGGCAAGCGGGGTATTTCCTACCGTTTTATTGTCTCCAATGGATTCGACTCCAACGGGAAACGCATCTTCCACAAAAAAACGTGGAAGCCCCCGGAGGGCATGACTCCCCGCCAGATTGAAAAGGCTGTGCAGCGGGCCGCCGTAGATTTCGAGCGAAGTATTGAGCAGGGCTATTCCCTGGACAACAAGCAGACATTTGCAGAATACGCCGCCTATGTTCTGGATCTGAAGGAGCGCACCGGTGTCCGCCCCACGACCCTTGACCGGTATCGGGAGCTGCTGGGCCGGATCAATGCCGCCATAGGACATATAAAACTGTCATACCTACGGCCGCAGCACTTGAACGCCTTTTATAAGAACCTGGCAGAGCCTGGGCTCCGTGTTGGCGGCGGGTCTGCTACTGCTAAAATCGACCTTGCCAAATGGCTGAAGGAAAACAAAAAATCCCGGGCTTCCATTGCGGAAGCTGCCGGGATCTCTGCCGCCACGGTGGGCGTAGCTGTAAAGGGTGAACCCATCCGGGAGGACAAGGCCGAGGCCATCGCAAAGGCCATGGGCAAAAAGGTAGCGGAGGTTTTCAAGATAGAGAAGAACACTGATCCCCTGTCTGATAAAACCGTGCTGGAACATCACCGCCTGATCTCCACCATTCTGACCCAGGCCGAAAAAGAAATGCTTGTACCCTACAATGCAGCAGCAAAGGCCACACCGCCGAAGGTGGAGAAACACGACCCCAACTACTTCCAGCCGGAAGAAATCGCCGCCATCCTCAAAGCCCTGGACACAGAGCCGTTAAAGTGGCAGTTGATTACCCATCTGATGATCGTCACCGGCTGCCGCCGCGGTGAGATCATGGGCCTGCAATGGGAGAAGGTGGATTTTGAAAACAACCGGGTCAAGATCGACAAAGCCCTTGTTTCCTCCAAAAGCAAAGGAACCTATCTGGGCAACACCAAAACCAGCGACATCCGCTATCTGAATCTGCCCGCCGAAACCATGGGGCTCCTGAAACAGCACAAGCGCGACCAGCTCCGGCTACAGCTTGCCAACGGTGACCGCTGGCAGCACACCGGCTTTGTATTCACTACGGACGATGGAAGCAACATGAACCCGGACAGCATCACCGGCTGGCTACATGACTTTTCCCGCCGCCACAATCTGCCCCACATCAATCCTCACGCCTTCCGTCACACTGTGGCCTCTGTCCTCCTGGCAAACGGTACGGACATTGTAACGGTATCGAAGCAGCTGGGCCACGCCAGTGTGAACACCACAGAAAATTTCTACAGCCACATCATCGAAGAGAACAAGGCCAAGGCAACGGAGTGCATTGCGGATGTGCTGCTCCGGAAGAAGGCATAAAAAAACCGCCCGGTGTACCCGGACGGTGTTCCAAAATTTCAGTTTTTGCGGTAACTGTTCCAAAGTTGTTCCAAAATGGTGTTTGCCCCATTTTCATACCATATCTAAAAGTTATGAAAACAAAGAAAAACCACGGCTTTTGCCGTGGTTTTTATGGTTGCGGAGGCAGGACTCGAACCTACGACCTCCGGGTTATGAG